GTACTCTAACAGGATAGCATATAGCGTCCGGGCCAACGTTGGTCAAGGCTGTCAAACCGTAACTCCCTCCTTAGTTTGACTCTACGCATGGTGTGTAGATATCAGCTAAGGCCACCCACCTAAGGCGAATTCTCACCTTAGGCCTCTGCGGAATGCCTGATGACCATTTGGAAAATGGATCAGGATCTTCAGTGAAGTACTGAAGCAAAGCAGAGTCGTTTTCGATCGGGAGACGCTCCTGGGAACTCATAAGAGTTCCTATTAGCACCTCATCTCTTTGCAGAGCACAGTTCCATCTAGATTTAAACCTAGACAGGTCCGCGCCTGCGAAAGATTTGAGACCGAAAACACCAGAGCGCATGGGTACCACAGCGATAGAAAATCGCTGAGGTATGGTCGACGCGAGTCGATCAGCCGCGTTGAGTAGATACTTCTTGGTGAAGTTATTCGTACTCTCTACGGTACTCGCTAGCGACTCTGGTTTGCCGTTGTTAAAGATGCGCCAATACGCTGGTGTTACTTCAACACCACGAAAGGCGTCAACACCGCAGGATTCTCTGAAACTTCCGTTCCAGAAAGACTTGCGCACGTTGACCTTGAAATCTAAGATTTCAAGGGCTTTAACAAAGAGCTCCCGACATTCAACGGGGACTATAATGTCGTCCCCGAAGACGGCCACCTCTCCTGCTAGATTCTCTACGTTTCTCTTTGTTGGCCTAAGGCCACGTTGCGTAAGCACCGTAGCTACGGCGATACTCAGAAAAAGTAGACTTTCCACAGGAAAGGTACAGGCATTGCCCATGGTTGAGAATTTTCTCAACCGTATTTCAGAAGGCACCTTGTCGGTGATGTTCTGAGATACTACTGGGGACCGAGACGCACGAAGGCAGTTTAATAGTTTCGGGTTACCCCGAAACATCTGTCCTACTGCGTGACAGGTGACACGATCGCTAGCCTCCGATAAATCGATGGTAGCGACTGTGTTATCCTTAGACCCTTTCTTGCAAAGTTCTTGGTTAAAGCTCTGGTCGCGGAAGCGAACAAAGTTATTTATCCAAGTATCTCTGCTTCGATCGCAAAAGTAGTGCCAGATGTTTTGTTGGCACCACTGATTTGCGCTCGGCTCCGCGGCGATTAAGCGCGGTTTCGAGTAGGTCTTTGGGACACAGACCATACGTGAGGGAAGCTCGTGAGAGCTTATCTCATGCATAGAGTCCACTCTGTCTGCCCAGCTGCTATAACTGTGGAAACCACAGTCAGCAATTGGAAACTCAGTCTCAAGAGTATCGGACCAGTTCGTCCAACAATATTTGTTGGCTGGACCCCGATACTCAGAGACGGCGCCTGGACCGTGTCTGAACCTCCATTGCTTAGGGTCATAGACTCCAAGCGTAGAGGTAACGAGACTAGACACGAAGTCTAATCTCGCTAGGAGGGTCGAAAGAGCTTTGCGCAAATGCGCATCGCTAGACCTAACCCTATCCCGATAAAGCGTAGACTTATCAAATCCTTGATAGGTAAACGCGATATCAGACTCTTCAAGTCTGCTGTGAGATCCTTCATTGAGAAGGTCACAACCAGAGGATTCGCCGTCCCGTTTCCGAGGCGGCTTATCATCAAGTAGAGTAGATAGGGAGTTACTATTACTTCCAAATTCCGGTTTGATATCCGGAACTTGTAGTGTAGTAACGGTGGGGTCTTCAGTTTTCCAGAACTCTTCGAGCTCTGGTAACTGACTGTCGACCGTGTAGAAGCTGACGACTTCTTTTTCGTTAGCTTCCGCGGTGCAACTGAGCTTTCCTTTTTTAAACGCGAGCGTAAGCTGGCGAATGAAAAAGAGGGCTTCCACATTGCAATCCTCCTTCAGTGAACCAGAACTGTGAAAAACCAGTAAGTAGAGTCCCCGAAGAAACTTCGGAATCACTACTTTTTCGGAGCACCTCTTAGTTAGAGGAAGCCCAGAAAAACTGTACTGGCCGTCCGACAAACACCGATCAAAGTGTTTGCCGATTGCAGGGAGATCTTCGAGAAAAACTCGAATTCCTCTATGCACCACAGTTCGCTGAAGACGGGAGAGATCTCTCTCAAACTCGTCTCCTAGGGTCGGGAATGCGTGGGCAGCATCCGCGAGGATGCCCTCCCACAAGTTCTGAAGTTCCCTGACATGGCAATTAGACATACTAAAGTTAAACCTTTAGAAATGTCCCATGCTGTCAGGTCACACTCCCACTGTGGCACAAGAGTAGTTCGTGCAGCAGGTCGGCACCAAGCCGCCCATTTTACTGGCCCTTTCGGGTCAGGCTCACTTACGACTCCCAGCCATTCAAGCTCACCAAGAACGCATTTGATGTCGCGATCATGAGATCGGCGACCGCATCTGCGAGATTGGTGGCGGTGTCGCCCGGCTTGGTTTCGATCACAAAGTAGAACTTTCGTTCGTACTGAGGAACGTCGCCAGCCTGAAAGATGGTCTGCACAACTTCGACGTTGTGCCGATCAGCCTCATAGGCACGTCCATTGTTCGCCGCAGCTTTGCTGTGACGAATGCGGACGCGGTACTCATCAAGAGTCGCCCGAAGCAAGTATTCCGAAGAATACGAGTCTTGGTTGATCTTGATAAGGACCTTGTCACCGCCAGCTTGAGGTAGGGTGAGTGTGTTGCCCAACATGGAACTTCTCCTGACGGAATGTGACACAGACGGCTAAAGGGCCTTCTGTGCCGCAAGAGCCGCCAGTATCGACCAGTGACTCTTCGTGAGAAGAGGCACTTTAGGGAAGGGAAATGGTACGACCGGAGAGCAAACATAGCGCTCCTTTCGTGTCCAAATTGCGGTTACTTGCTTGGTACTCAAACCAGCAATTAACTCAGGATCACCTGTCCACGTGCCCGTGTGCACATCAGTGCGCGACGTACGCATGTAGCAGATGTCCTTCCAAGTGAGGCCAATTGTGTTGTTCGTAGCGGCGATTATATCGCCGGTATTCGCAAACCAATCAGCCAGCCACGACCAGGGACAAAGTTCCCAGGCGGTAGCTAGGGCTTCATGGGTTGTAAACCCCGACGCAAGGCATTTAGCAAGCTTTTCGAGCTCGCCGTAGCCAAGCTGAGGGAGTTTGGTACCGGGGGCAAGTTGCCACCGTGATGTACCCCACGCTTTATGCGAGGAAGTAGCCCATGCGACCACCGACAGACCACCGTAAGTCCTGCTCTCTATTAAATAGTTAGCAGGGTTATCGATGTGTCCGTTGGTACTCTCACTCAATTTGCACCATTTCCGAATCGTTTTACCTGTGCGAAGCTTCATCAGTTCATTAACGCGGTGATGAACCGCCTTCGTGAAGTTGAAGAGCTTGCGCAGATCGCTGATCATTGGCTTAACGGCCCACCTCCAAGAGAGGTAGCCGTTAGCAACATTCTTGAGTAGATTGTTGCCGTAGCCTTGGACCAGTCCAGGTAGGTCCTTGAGCTCTCCTACGAACGTCGGTACGCTCACATGAGGTAACGACGGATTCGTTTTGGAGAGTATCTCCCACGCCATGTTGGAACGATCCAGCCCGGTCAAGGCTGCAAAGCCAACATTTCGTGGATCCCATCCCGAGAATCTGACTTGTATGGCTATATCATTCCATACTGCGCCAGACCTCGTACATGAGATTTTCGGATAGTGAGTGAAGACTTCTAGGATCTGAAGGTCCCGAGGCTGGGTATAGAATCTATACCCTGTCTCTGCGGACTTAGGACCCTTCTCGTCGTCACACGTTCTCCGAAGTCCTTCTGTCGCTGACTCGTACCAAGTCTGCGGACCAATTGGGCTCGTATAAGAGCCTATATGGTTAACCCGCAGATCTTGTTCACGATGTCGTAGCGCCATTCGGACGGACCTCCGTAATAACGATCCCTATAGGGAGACGAACGTCTTACGAGACCACGAGTGATCTCGGTGGGACCGGCAAATGCCGG